TATAATAGTACTTAATCTCGCTCTAGTTGTAAATGCAGGGAAAAGATGGGTAGTAAAAGCACCAGCTTATTTACATCATATAAGAACTAATCACGATGTTACTATTAGAAGAGAAGTAGGTAGTACAGCTCAAAGATTAGGTGTAAATGATGAAAGCAAAGATGGAAGAGAGATTATAACTCATATAGAATATAATTATCCAGAAGGAATCACAGTTGTACATATGGGTGAAAACATAATTGATCAATATGATGAGTTTATAAAAACAAGTTCAACACAAGATGGATTAGTTGATACCACTCTTTAATGATTTTCTATATTCAGCCCATTCAACCATATTAGGAACTCTTAGATTTTCTTCAATTTGAGAAAGTAATTTATTAGTAGTTTGTAAACTCTCTGTTATTTTAACAAGTTCTTTTAATATATCTTGAAACATATAAATAGTTGTACAACTACAAATAAATAAATGTTTACTCATGTAAAACATAATATAGAAAGACCTTTTGTTAAAACAGATCATGATGATACAGGGCATTATTATATAACAGATAAAGGTAAAAGATACCCAAGTATTACTACAATGTTTAAATTACTAGATGATGGAGAATGGAAAAAATTTTGGATAGCTTCAGTTGCAAAAAAACATAATTGTACCGAATTAAAAGCAGAAAAAATATGCCATCAGATAAGTGTTGATTCCCTTGATGTGGGAAATGCTCTACATAAATATGCCGAGGTACATTTAAACAATGATAAAATAGTAGAAATACAGACAGATAGAGAATATCCAGTAGATCTTAACAGCTTGTTTGAACCTTTACATAATCATTTAAATGAACATATAGATAATATACATGGAATAGAAATTCCTATTTATTCAGATGAACTAGAGTTAGCGGGAACTAGTGATTGTATAGCAGAATATGATGGTGTATTATCTATAATAGATTTTAAAAACAGTAGGAAAATGAAAACAAAATCAGAATGTGAAAAAAGAAATTACTTTACTCAATTATGTGCATATAGTAAAATGTGGGAATTCTGTACGGGCGAGAAAATAAAACAAGGCGTTATAATTGTTATATCATGGGATGGTAAATTAAAGGCATTTAAAATAAACATAGATGATTATGAAACTGATCTATGGAAAAAATTAATCCTTATAGAACAAAAGCTTTAAATAATATAAATTAGGCATTTATATATGGTTAAATTCATCGAGAAAAAAGATGAAAAAACTGGTGAAAAAGAATTAGTTATAGATAAGCGTAGTTTACCTCATTCTAAACCTAGAAACGTCAAGGCTTTAAAATATGCACGAAATTTACCACCTGAATGTAATCATTGTCCATTTAGACCACAGGAAGAAGGCGGTAATGGAATATGTACAAAATATGAAAAAGATGCTTTATGTGTTATAAGGAGTGATATTGCAAAATTAATAGATGAAAATGGTGGAAGAACATTGGAATTACTGGAAGCTGAATTTCACGATAATTATGAAAAATTAAAGTTTTTTGAACAAATGGAAGATATGTCAGGTGAGTTAAATCCAGAAGTTACGAAACGTATAAACTCATTAAATAATTTGGGTAAAGTTATAGAAGAAGTAAGAACAAGAAGAGAAACTGTAGAAGTAACACAAAGAGAAACACTTACTGATGATCAAAGAACTGAAATAGCAAGAACCATAAAAATGAATAAAGAGGATTTATTTGGAGAATCATTTACCACTGATAGAAAGGATTAAAGATCCCATAGAATACGCACAAGAATTAGTCAAATGTGCAAAATCATGTGGATACTTTGTAAAGATGTTTTTAGGCTGGGAAGTATTTGATTATAACAAAGCTTTTCTTGATTGTAAAGATAGATTCATAGTATATAGAACTGGAAGGCAGGTGGGAAAATCCACAAACGCAGCTTTAAAAGCAATTCATTTTGCGTATTTTGCACCATTATTTGCAAACAACATTGACACCAACGTTGCAAATATAGTTATAGCATCATTGTCAAAAGATCAGGCACATCTCATTCTATCCAAGATTTCAGAGTTCATACATATGAATCATTCATTTAAAATTTTTAGAGAAACAAGAACTGAGATCACAATAGAGTGGTATGATGGTCGAGGGAAAACAAATTTCATTGTAAGACCTATAGGTGATACTGGTGATTCATTGAGAGGTTTTACTGTACATATGGCTATATTAGATGAGGCAGCTTATATTCCTGAAGTCGTATATGATTCATTCTTGCCTTCAACAGTAACCACTAAACCAGTTATACTATTAACAAGTACACCTAAAGGTAAAGCGGGACAGTTTTTTAAATCATGTATGTTATCTCACACAATATATGAACATGGTAAACCTAGAATATTACAAGAAGATAAAGAAAAATACCCATGGACTCAATTTCATGTAACTACTTTTGATAACCCCTATGCTAGAGATGATCCAGCAGTATTAAAACTAATCAAAAGTACCACTGAAGCTGCTGAAAAACAAGAATTATATGGTGAATTTCTTGATGGTGGCAATTCATTAATTCCTTATAATCTACTTCAGGAATCACTTATGAATCTGAAACAACGACCTAAATTTGAATACTATGAATGTGGAGTAGATACAAGTGGAAAAGGTAAAGATGAAACAGTAATCACTATTGCAGGTGTTATAAACAATACTGTTTATCCAGTTGAAATATATACTGAATTAACAACTGAACAACCTGCACTTGCTAGAACCATTAAAAAGTTTAATAGACAATATGGATTTCGCAGATGTTATATAGATGAAACTGGTATGGGGGACACATTAATTGATTTATGTAAAGAAACAGATCCAGAATTAAACATATATGGTGTTAATTTTAAATCAGATAAAACAAATTTATATATAAACCTAGAAAGATTATTTGAAGAACGCCTTATAAACTTGTCATTATTAAATGAATTTCATAAAGATAAACTGGTAGAACAACTATCTTATATGTACTGGGATCATGGCAAATTTAAGGATCAACAACCAAAAGTAAGAAGTGAACACGCAGATGATTATAGTGATAGTTTAGCCCTTGTATGCTTTGGTCAACAAAAGGTAGATTTTATAAGAGAGGTACCTGATCTCTGGGCTACAGATTATGTAGGTAAATATGAAGGCTGGTAACAATAGATATATTTAAATACACATTATATATAGTTTATATATGCCAGCAGATAAGCCTGTAGAAGATTCTGATGCAGAAAAATGGATTACTGTAGGCGGGAAAAAAGTTAAAGTAAATGCAGGGGAAGATGCTGAAGATAGAGTCAGAGAGGCTTTACCTAGTCTTAGAGGTGCAAAACAATCAAATACTAAAGAAGCTCAGAAATCAATTTATAAGAAAAGATTGGATCTTATAAAAACACCCTTTAAAATTAGAGATGAAGTAGTTTTTGCAGAATATAACAAGTCCGGAGTTATATCTGGATTTGATGGAGATAAAGTAAAAATATTATCAGATGGAAGAAATTACCCAATAATTAAAAATGATGTATTTTTAAAAAAAGAATTATTAGGTGAAATTCATTGGGATACAATGACAAACGTGGATAGAGTGGAAATATTAAAATTATCAAATTTACCTACATTTTATAATAAACAAAATTGGAATAATTTAGCAACAGAAATTAGGCAAACAATTTTAAAAAATGTTAGTCCAGCTGGAACAACAACCACGACATCTGGAACACATAATCCAGTTTATAATCCACTAAATGAAGAGAAATCTGTATCTGATAGAATTGATGAAGAAATAAAAAGACAACATGAATCTGAGGGATCTGAGATGGATACAGGAAAAGATGAAAAGAAAGGAAAAGATTAGAAGATGTAAATGCCCTTGCAATAGGGAATTACCAAGTCGTTATAAAGGTAGAGAAAAAATTTTTTATGATTCACCTGTATGTAGAAAAATTTGGCATGGTATGAGCGAAGATGATCAACAAAAAAGATTAAAAGAAATGGAATCAGCTAGTTTTTAGAATAAGTTGGTTTAGGTTGAGCATCAGTAGGATGTGCATTTTCATAGAATCTTAAAACTCTTTCAAAGACAACAGCATCACTTTCATTACCTTTTCGCTTAACATCTTGTTGAGCATATTTTCTCAATCTAGCTTTTTGTGATTTTAATATACTAATAGGTGTAGAAGTCCTATGTTCATTTTGTGGTCTAGCCATATTGTTGTTTAATATATGACATATATAAGTCTTTACTGAAAAAGCTTTTTATATCTGTTCATTTAATATTATTAACATGGGAGATTTCAATTCTTTCAACCAAAAAGCAGGGGATTCCATAAATCTTGCTGAACTAGGTGATAAACCATTTACTATCACCAAAGTTGAATCTTCACCATATGTTAATGGCGAAGAAGAAACTGAGGGAGTAAAAATCACTACAGAAGAAAATTGGGAAAAAGCAGATGGGCAAAAAGTAAATAAGATCCACACTACAAGAAAAGCAATAGTTAGTATGCTTTTAAGTGAAGATTTTCAATCTGCTCTTGCTAAAGGTGAGACATTTAAAGTTAAATGTCCAGCCGAAAAAGTAAAGTCAAAGAGTGGCGGAATGGGTTATTATACCCTTGTAGCTGCTGAGTAGATTTTACATCTATCATTTTTTTTAAACCTTTATATTAGGGATTATATATTCTATAACTATGACTAATGAAGTAATAGTCGAACACATGAAAAGTCTAAAAGCAAGATGGGCTATCCTCAAAGACGAGAAACAGCCAAAAATTGACAGAAGAGATGCTTGTAAGAGTATAATTGAATTGTCAAAAGAAATAAAAAAACTAGATAAAACATTTGAAGAGTTTGATTTTGCCTCTTCCAAATATGCAGAATTTATACCAAAAGGATACATAAGAGAATCAAATGTAAATTGGAAAACTGAATACACAGTAGGGGAAGAAACAGTTGATAAAATCAAACTGGCAGCAAAAATGGTAGAAAATTTTGAAGTACAAGCGGTAGAATTAACAAAACAGAGATTACCCAACGAGCCTGAAGATTCACAGAAATTTGGAATGATCGTATCTGCTTACACAGATAAAATAGAAAGAGCTTACATCTTTCTAAATTCTTAATTTTTTGTAAAGTTTTTATAAGGGTATTTGGAGTATATTGTGTAATGGTTTTTAGTAAAAAAATAACTATTAATTTAGAAAAACAAGATGATATTTTTCATTTTGAACCATTATCAGATATTCATATTGGTCATGTTGGATTTGATGAAGATTTATACACAAGAAGAATAAAATCTATTTCTAAATCAACTGATCGTTATACTATGTTTTTGGGTGATCAAATTGATGCAATTTCAGTATATGATAAACGTTATAATCCAGATATGGCAACAGAACATGATGTTGATAACCAAAGAAAAATTTGGGAAAAACTATCTAGACCTCTATTAAATGAACATAAATCTAGATTTAAAGAGATAGACTATGAACAATGGGAACTTAAAAAAGGCGAAAACGAAAAGATTTGGGGATTAGAACACGGTAATCACGAATATAAGATAAGAGAAGCTACTAGAGCATATATTGAAAATAATTTTTGTAATCCTCATGCACTTACATTTTTAGGTAGTAGAGCCATTATAGGATTAGAAGTTCTTTATAAGAATAAAATACAATCTCAGTGGTCTATACTTGCAATACATGGAAGTGGTGGTGGCAGACCTGAATATATGTTTGAACAAATGAAAAAGAATCACTATATGGATATTTTTATATGTGGTCATTTACATCAAAAAAGATACACACCTCAAATAGCAATAGACTTTGATTGGGAAACAGGGAAAATGTGGGAAAGAGACATTCATCTTATAAATTCGGGAACTTTCTGTAAACCTTTAGTAGAAGGAACAGATGGTTATATGGATAGAAAGAACGAGATAACACCAACAAATATTGGTACTGCTACACTTTCATTTGATTCTTATAATGGAACAATTAAAGGTCACATCTAATGGTTATAAGAAGAAAGAAAAATAATATAGAGCCTACGATACAAACCTCACGAAGAGGTATAAATGGTCAAGCAACGCCTTTACAAGATCGTATTGAAGAACAAATAATAAAAGGACATGACACTGTTGCAAAATTATATGATGTTATACCTGACACCGATCCAGCTCATATAAGAAGAGCAATAAGAAATATGGTAGAAAGTAGAAGAATTAAACAAAAATTCTTTATTTAAGTAACATTAATATAATGTGTCTGAATATACAATATATGGAACTAAAATTCTTTCCAAAAAACAACGTTTGGTTTAATCGGGCTTTTGTTTATTATTATAAATATAAAGGAAATGATACATTTAGGGGAGAGTTTTTATTCATAATGAAAGCAATAGGTTTAATAAAACCATATGTATCTAATCTAAATAAAGAAGATAAAAATATTTAAATACTATTTAAAATAAGTATCCTCATGCCAATAGCAGCTTCCGATATTAATTTAAGAATTTCAGGCGGTGCATCAGAAACAGATCCTAACAACGCTTTGGGTGGAGCTATGTCCACAGTTGCAGGGGGAATTATTACTTCAGATACTCTAAATAATGACATGGATGACATCACTTCAGCAGAAGCAAGTGCAGGTATTATTATTCATCACGGTTATTATTATGAAAATGCACATGGTTCATTAACTTATATTGCACCAAAATTTTGGATTGATACTCAAACTTCATCTGGAGATACAACTCTTAGAGTGGCTTTATGTGCAGAGGCAAAAAACACTGCTATTGAAACTATTGGAACAGAAGAAACTGCACCATCTGTAAGTGGTTCTTATTCAGCACCAGCAAATTTCGCAGCTGGTATTGCATTAGGTGATTTAAATTCCGGTGATTATAGGGGATTTTGGGTAGAGTACGATGTTACTGCATCCGCAGCTGCTACACTAGATTCATACACATTAGGTATTCAAGGAGATACCAACCCATAGGAGTAAAGATATGCCTAAGATTACTAAAGACACACCAAAATCAGTTATGAAAGAAATTGCAGATAAAGAAGTTGCAAGAATTAAAGTAACAAAACAAACTGATTCTAATGGTAGAATATATGATTGGAGTGAGAAAGATCAACTATTTGTACACTTTGATGAAGATGGTAAAGAATGGGTAAAAGGTGTTGATAGTTCAGTTCCGGGATTTTGGGTTTATTGTTCACAAGTTACAGGACATAATAGCAAAGGATTCGAGCTTAAATGTAATGCTCCACACTTTGTATTCCTTCATCAAGATGGTGAGAAACTGTCTTGCAGAAAATGCAAGTCGGAAATAACCATTAAGCTCGATTTACCATAGGGGGTAATCAGTCTTGGTTAATCAAGACTTAACAGCACTAACAGCAATTACAACACCATTATCAACTGATATTTTATATGTTGTAAATGATCCAGCCGTTTCTAAAAATCCTAGAAAAGCTACTATTGCAGATGTATTAAAAGACTATGACGATCAAACTTCTACATTCACAAATAAAACATTTGATCTAGGTGGAACTGGAAACTCTTTTACAGGTACTAAAGCACAATTTAATACAGCACTTAGTGATTTTGATGAATTTGTTACAACAACAACTATCAACGGTGCAACCGTAGAAAAAGATTTTTCAAGTACAGGTATAGGAATATCAATTAAAGATACTCATCAAACTTCAGGTGCAAATGGATTATATGGTTTTGAAGCCTTGAATTTTTATGCTGATACATCAAATGGAACTTATAATCCAAGTTCTAATAGAAGGGTAGGATCACTTGGATTTTATGGTAGTAATAATATTGGTGATTCAGTTAACGCATCGGGATTTAGCCTTTCACTACATAGAGGTACAAGTGAATTTCAGACAATATTAAATGGTGATGCAAATACCCAAGAATTTTATTTTAGCAGAAACAACTGGAGTAATTATTATCAAGGTGCTTTACAGTATTTCTTCGGTAGAATGAGAATTGGGGCTGGTAATGTTACAGCAAGTACAACTCAAACACAAGGACAACAGGTACTTACAAACAGTATCAATAATGTAAACGTAGCAAATACAAATGACGTAGTTACATTACCGTTCGCCTTACTTGGAAATTATGTAACTGTTATGAACTCTACTAACAATGTAATACAAATTTATCCCAACACTAATGACTATATAGGAGAAGGTTCTACTGTAAATGCACCAATAACATTAGAACCACATAGACAGATTACACTTATAGGGCGTGATAGTGCTTATTGGCGTATTATAAGTGAAGATCCTTGGACAATTAAAACTTCAACAAGACTAATACAAAATGACAGTGTAGCTTTAACAGACGAATCTGACACTTCTCTCATCCTGCAAGCATTTTCAGGTACAGCAGATGATCTACTCACATTGACAAGTGGATCAAATAATCAATATAAATTCTTATACGCAGATGCGGGAGATACCATTACATTAAAACACCAAGCAAGTCCAACAACAGATCAATTTGTAACATTAGCAGGTGCAGATAAAGTTTTATCAGAAACAGTTCCAACACTAGTTGTTAGAAGAAACGGTGTTTGGTATGAATATGGTGGTGGCGGTGGTGGTGGTGGTTCAGATACTCCGTGGACAGAAAACCATGACTTTGATACTTATTATTATGATATGGAAAATCAGTCTAAACCAGCAGATCCAGCAACTAATAATGGTAGATATTATCAAAAAGCCGTTGATGGAAACAATGATGCTTTATTTGTTATACAGAAAAAAGGCGGAGCTTTTGTAGAAGTACAGGTGAGTTAAAAGGCTTATAAAGTACAAGTTATAAGGTAATTAATATGACAGTAAAATTTTTAGCACCAAATAGGATGGAAATGACACAAGATGGATTTAATAGTCAAGAATCATATAATGATATAAGTGCATGGAAGAAAATAGGAGAATATAGATCAAAAGACGGTCAAACAACGTGGACAATAAGTGATTTACCAGTTAAAAAAAAATTAATGATAATATATCATGATAAACTAATCAATACGGTTTATCCAAATAATTTAATGCAATTTAACGGAGACAGTACTGCTAATTATGCGTTCAAAAGACTAAATTACTATGATACTACTGAGGATTCATTTACTTCTCAAACAGGAATAAGATGTGATGGACTTGGCGGTTATCAGGGTACTTTTGATGCTGAGTGTTTTATGACATTTTTTATTGATAATACACCTAATCGTGAAAAATTAATTTTTGGAAGAGGTGGTGGTAATAAACAACTTTTCAATCCTACTCGATCCTCTCCTACATGGGATGTAGCTAAATGGTGTAATACGACC